ATAAAACAATCTTATTTCCAGTACCACTCGAGGTACGATAGTCAGTTCTACCAGTAAACATCTCAAGAACATTAGCGTCTTTTGAAGAACCATAATATAGTTTTTCGACTTTATCAGGGCCAATCATCTTAGCAAATACTTTAGGATATACACCAGTCCACAAAGCCCATGCGTTATATCTTTCATCATAAGAAAGAATAGAGTTATTCCCATTACCAGCTATATCTGTAGAAATACCAAATAAAGATAAGTGATTGTGAAAAGCACCACAAACCTCAGATATATTAGCAGAAGTAACCTGCTTGACAATAGAATCAGCTCTTAGAGAAAGTACTGAGTAGCGAAGAATAGTACCGTAGTTAGCCTCATTACCTACAGAAGCAGCTCCATCTCTTGACCAGAAGCGAAGATTATTGCCTGCAATATGAGGAGAGAAGGGAGAGAGTGAACCAACTGATATGTTAATATCTTTTATTGTCCCAGCAGATTCAGCACGATTTAGGTCTACAAATTGGAACTTACCAAAGACATTATCTTTCCATATAAATAAAGCGTCTTCATTACTAGCCACGAATGTCTTAATTGCATTGATTGTAGAACCCTCACCTTTACGGTAGGGAAGATAGCCAGCACCATCAGGTACACCAAATGAGCCATATTTCTCTAAATATCCAGACCAAACAAGAGTGTCTGCACCAAGTTCAGTTGTAACTCCAACTAAAGAACCACGATATGAATCAAGTAATCTAAAGTGATAACCCTTAGTTGTATTATCAGTAGGGACACCAAATACCTCACTTGGGACTGTTTCTCCTTTGTCTACAAATGTAGTTACAGTAGGATCAACATCAGTCATGTAAGTTTCTTCACCAACTTTAGTACCCCTAAAAATACCAACTTTAGTAGTCCCAGCAGGTGCAGCAGGTAGTGTAAGAGTTAAATATGTAGAAGTATCTAGTGTAACTGGCATATTTTCTTTATACCCAGTACCAGAGGCATCTCCGCTAGTATAAATAGGAGAAGCAAGTGTGTTTCCTACTTCGTTATACCAGACATACCTATAATAGAAAGTTGTGTAACCTGTTGCAGAACCAGTCTTAGCTACAGTTACTTTAGTAGAAGGATTAGTTAGAGTGTTATAAATAAACCAGGCAGTACCATCAAAATAAATAAGTTCGTTTACAGAGTTAGCAAAATATAATCTTGTTTGAATCTGGACTATCCAAGTAATAACTGTTGTATCAAATGTAGGAGTACCAGAAGTAAATGCAGGGTTACTTCCTACATAACCAACTGGCTCAGTACCAGTTAAAAGTTCCCATTTCTGAGTAGTAAAGTTATATACTTCTGGCTTACCACTATCTGAAATACGAATAAATCTATCTTTTCCACCAACCTGATAAGTTGCCTGTAGTTGATTTATTTTAGTACCATTAGTAGCTTCATTACCTATAACTTGAGTACCCTGGCGTTTTGAGATAGTTCCATATTGAGAATAAATACCATTTATTAACTCAGATAACTCTGTATCTTTAAGAGTAGAACCATGAGCAATAGTATTTAAACCCTCAGGAAATCCCTTTGAACCAGACCTTTTAATTGGCGGATTTCGTCTACGAGTTTTTTTAGTCCACATTCCTGGCATATTTTACCTCTGAGTGTTTCTATAAGGGCGGTGATACCTACTTTTGGCATTTTCGATATAGTCCACTCTTTTAGTACCTCTTGTGGTAAATCTTAATAGTTCATATTTAGGAGGTATCATCTCCATAGACATATAAGTAGAAAATCTATTTTCAGCATCTTCTTCTGCTTTATCTTGAGAACCCTCAGCACCAGTAGTACGGAAGTACTCAGCTAAAGCACCATAAGCAATCATGTCTCCTGGAAGGAGAATTATATCTGTACTTGCAGTAGGAGCAGGAGGATTTATAAAATACCAGATAGTTACTGCTTTCGTTGTAGTTGGAGGATTTGAAACAACTACTTGCCATTTACCAAAATCTTCACTTGTAGAGTCAGTTATCATCTCTACAAATATAGTCTGTTGAGCTTCGTTATTTTCCTCAGCCCAATCAACTCCATCTACTTCAAAAATATAAAGTCCATTAGAACGGTTAAAGTCATCTGGTAGAACAGTAACACCACTAGAATCTATCTCAGTTGTATCTCTTTTAAGCAATCTACGCCAGAAACCTCTACGAGCATATTCCTCTTGTTTATTAACAATCCACCTTATCCAATCAGTATATTCTTGGTCGGTAGTAGCTGGTACAGATCCTCCAGCAAAAGGTGACATAAAATTCATTACATCTGCTAATGTCTTAATAGATTGATTTGTTATTGTACTCATAAGTATATTTTAGTTTGTAATGGGTTCGTTTGTCTTATTTATTGGATTTATCCCAAAAGGGGTGAGGCATTTTACTACCCCACCCCATATCCAGGAGAGTTGTTTTTATGCAGCTACATAAGGGAAACTTGCGTTTCCTGCGGTATAAGTAGAAATGGTATTGGAATCGAAATCGTAAGTGTCTCCACTTTCTACGACATCGACTTCACGATTGCCATCCTGCTCACGACCTAGTACAAAAATTGTACGGGTTGTTGCTAGTGACATGTGTTGTCCTTTCGCTAATAAATAATTAACTAATCATACCGTTTAATCATTACATAAGAGTAGAGGGGGTATAGATACGAAAAACCCCTATTTCTAGGGGTTCTCCGACTAATTTTCGTTTAGATTTATACACCAAGATTGTGTAGATACACAGCACTCTCAGGAATATCCATTTTAAATGTATATTCACCAAGCACCTGCCAGCGATAAGAATCGCCAAGTTTAGCAAGTGGGGTAGTGAACCAGCCTCGGTTACGCATTGCTTTGTAGCCGATTTGAGACTCATCTACCATGAATACTAGGTCATCCATCAGACCTGCTCTCTCTTGTAAGAGAACTACATCAACATTCCCAAAGAGGTGGGAAAGATAAGTGTCTACGACACCTACTCCACGATCTTTGTTAGCTAGTGTAGTACGCACCAAGTCGTCTTGCACAAGTTTGAACTTACGCATGAACTTAGCACCTACATACATAACTGGTTTGTCGAAGTTCTTGGCACTGATTTTGTCAAATGCGTCATCGAGTTTACCGATAACAGTTGCATCTGCTGACCAAGTACCCGAACCACCGAAGTCTATTACATTTTCTGGAGCATAAGTATCAATCATGTACTTAATACCACCCATTGTATAGGTCTTCATGCTGTCGTTTTTAGTACGAGCACCGATAATCAGAGTGTTTTGTAGTTTCTCTGAAAGTTCACGCTGTTTGCGAGCAATGAGCTGTCCAGAGTTTTCCTCACCTCTAATAAGAGCGTCATGCTCTGTACCAGACAAATCAACGACATCCTCAATAATTTGAGTGTAGTTGAACATGTCTTCTTTTCCAGTAGAAACCATAGCATCGGCGTTCTTACCTTGTGCGGTAGCTCCACCAATAACCGTGACTTCATCACCTGCAGACAAAGCAGCTGGTGTACCAGAAAGAGTACGGAAACTTACATTGACACCACCATCAATGGCAGTAACAACACAAATTTCACCTGATGGCTTACGGAAAGTGTCATCAACATTGAAGACACCTGCGGTATCAACAATCATTGAAGTAGCACCACTAGCAACCGTCAAGTTTACAACACGAGCCTTGATTGGGCGGTTATCTCTAACTGACCATTCATACTTGTGTGACTTAACTTCAGCTTTGAAGTTTTTACCCGATAACCTTTTTAATAGCTCAATGCGTGGGTCTGGATACTTGGCAATCATATCTTCTATATTGATATGTAAGTCAAGCTCACTCGCAGAGAGAGTAGAACGCTGTCCGTATTGTGCGGTCATATTTCCTCCTATTTTTTATAATTTAATGCCCTACTAACTCTACTAGCAATAGTTAAACCTGGGTCGGAGCTTTCACTTTCCTTAGCAGTTGTTTTATTACTAGAGGTTACAATCTTACCTGTTTGTTTGTTCCTGACTTCAGTTTGTGCCTGCTCGCTACCTTGTTTACGGGCTTTAGAAGCAGCTGACATAACTTGTTTAGCAATCTGGTATAAAGAAATTGATCCCTTATATTTACCAGTATGCTCATCATAGTCAAGACTATGGTACAGTTCTGCAATGTCCTTTTCTAGTTCAGAGTTGTAGACTCCTTCACCAGATTTAGGGTCTAACTCAGGGTATTCACCCCTGATTTTTGAGACATCACTCGACATAATAGATGAAATTTGATCTACTCTACGAGATTCGCCTAGACTTTGCAGTTGCTTTGTTAAGTTAGTTATTGTTTCCTCAGATTTATTTATCTTCTCCATAAAAGAAGTTTGTAAACCATTTAGCATCTCAGCTACATCTTCTGCTGTCTGTAACTTATTCACATCAATTTTCATTAGGGGTTCAATAGCTTTGGTTTCAGCCTTAGCAGTTTCTCCCTTTTTATAGCCAGACACATCGAGGTATCTCATAAGTGTCTCTGGATCACGGAGTACAGCCTCCATGTCCTTTACACGCCTTTCGGCATTGGCTAGTTTTTGATGAACCGCAGAAAGCGGATTTTCATCTAACTTAGTACCTTTTTCGGTGACTTTTACATCACTCTTTTGTACAGGTGCGACCTCAGATTCAGTTTCCTGTTTCTGAGAGTTGTCCTTACCTTGCTTTTCAGCTTCAGTTTGGACTTCCGATTCCTCATTGGTGGTTTCTAAAGACGAATCTTCAGACTCCTCCATATCAGAACCTTCTACAAAGACCGACCCTTCTGAGTCTGCCATATTTACCTCCTTTGCCTTTTACTTCACCTAACGATTTATATAACGAGGGTCGCCCCCCGAAGTTCCGCTAAAGTAAAGGCGTATTTACTTGTAACAATTACAGTATAAATGGAAAATAATGGGTATGTATCCTAATTGGTCAAATCACTCTACCTGTGAACTTATGGATTAGATGATTGTCTTCAAACTTATAGGTAGTTGGGTATGCTTGGAAGTGATATGGACACTTTGAACAGGCAAATAGATATTTATGTTTATCTTCACATCTCCAGTTGTGTTGTCCATCTTCACACTTGGCGTTCTGAGCTATTGGATTAACATACATTGTCTTCTGTTGATATGGTACATCTTTATAGGTAAGTTTTACTCTATTTTTTTCTTTATCTATCTCTGGTACAACCTCACGAACCATTACTGTTTCATCAATCCAGGTATCTAATGGTTTATCGAACTTCATTGTTCTTTACTCTTTTCTATAATTACTTTACCTTGTAACTCAGCTTCTTCCATTTCATCTTTGCTTCTTGATTTAGTATCTATCCAGTTCATAAAATCATTTACCATTTTATATCTTCCAGACAACTCATCTATCTGTTCTTTCTTTGGTGTAATGAGTACACGCTTTAAAATACCACTTACGGTATGTTCTTCTTGAACTTCTCTAATAGTATTATTAAGTATTCTTGCCTCTATATCCTCTTGTACATCACTTAAATATCCACGAATAAACTCAAATCTCTTGTGTGTAAGAAAATACTTAGCAGTAGCAGATTGGTCTGCTGTTAGTTCATATTCCTCTTTACTTACTATTTTCTTCATATGTATTTTACTTTATTTCCTCAATAGTCTCATTTATATCTTTTAAGGCTAAAAGCATACATTCTTTGAAGGCTTTAAGTTCTACTATATTATCCAAGGAGAGAGTAAAAGATAGATTTGTACCCTCTTTGGAGTATGAGAATACTCTCTTGTTTTCTACTTTAACTTCTACTTCTTTTTTGACTTCTTTCTTGCGATATTCAATAGCCATATTTATCTCCAATTATTATAATTACTCCATACTAGGCTTTAATTTATAGTCTGTCAAATTAGACTGCATTTACCAAACCAGGTATTCTATCTCTGCGGTATCTCTTTAGATAGTTTACAGTTGTATTAACAAAAGAGTCTGTTAAATATCTAATAATAACTATTCCAGATCCTCCATTTCCACCAGCAAGTGTAGCATTTGCTCCACCACCACCTCCACCAGTATTTGCAGTACCAGCAAAACTAGATGAAGTTGAACCAGCTCCACCTCCACTACCACCAGAAGCACCTTCAGTATTTCCACCTCCACCACCACCATAGCCAACACTTATTCCACTTATTGAACTTACTGTACCAGTTCCACCATTTTTTCCAGAACCATTTGCTCCACTTCCAGCTCCACCACCACAATTTGTTCCTGTACTATCTGTTCCGCCAGTATAGTCAGCATTACCACCTCCAGTTCTTGAAGCATTAGCATGACCATATCCACCAACAGCAGAAATAGAAGAAAATACAGAAGTTCCACCATTACTTGCATTTGATGTGGTAGTTCCAGAACCACCTCCAGCTACTGTAATTACATATGTTTGAGGAGTAACAGCAAAAGCAGATCCAGTTCTTACAACAGAACCTCCACCACCTCCTCCATAGTTTACTGTATTAACACCACCACTTCCTCCACCACCTCCACCTACTACAAGGTAATCCACAACTCCAAAACCAGGAACTACAAAATTAGTATTACCAACAGATGTAAAAGTATGAACAGTATAACCACCAGAATAAGCTGGTGATGAGCGAGGATTTATTCCTCCACTATCTGTATATGTAATTGT